CACTGGTTGAACGACCAGACGAATTCGGCGACGGAAGGCTTCTGCGCGCCACGAGTTGCTTTGAGTTGGGACATGTTCAGCCCTCCTTATTGAGCGACGTAGATGGAGACCACACCGAAGTCTTCGGTGGTGCCGCCGCTGTACTGGCTGTAGAACTGCGGCTTCTTGAAGCCGATGATCTTGCCGGTCGAGATACCTTGTTGGTTCTCGTAGTCGAAGCCCTTCTCGACCCATTCCGGATTGCCGAGGTCGGCCATACCCAGCGCCTGCGCACCGCAGATCAGGATTTGGCAACCATCGATCGCACCGCCCGCGCCCCACTTGGAGCCGGAGGCTGCCAGACGGGTATTCACGACGTGACGGAATTCGTGGAAGACGAGGTTGTCGATCTTCACGGCATCGCCGGAGAACAGCTGGTTCTCGCCGCCGCGCTGAGATGCGTAGCGCAGGTTGGCCATGTAGGTCGGGTCGAGCTTCAGGCGGGCCATGGCTTGCGGGCCGAGGAACACGTGATAAGTCTCTTCACCACCCTTGCCGACGATGCCGCGGATGTAGTTGTCCTTCATGTAAGCCTTGGCCTGCACGAAGAGTTCCCACATCGGGGTGTCACCGACCGCGATGGAGCCGTTACCGGTGCCCCACTCGATCAGCTTGGAGGTGCCGTTCCAGCGGCCAAAACGCTTGGTCGTCGGAGCGACGACGTCGGCGGCGAACTCGAGGTACGGCAGGTCGGAGCCGACGCGGGTGCCGCCGGAGTTCTTGACCGAGTAGGCAACGCCCGACATGGTCAGGAAGGCCAGCTGGTCAATACGGTCGCCGAGCCAGTAGGCCAGCTTGTCGCGGGATTCGCCGCGGAAATTGACCACGGACTTCTGGTCGGCCATGCGGCCTTCGTGGCGGTTGGCGTGACGCAGTTGGTCGATACGGATCACCTGATCGTACGACTTCATTGCTTCTTCGTTGCCTTCCAGCGTGCGATCCCCGGCGATACCGTCGCCTTCGAGATCGGTCAGAAGCGTGATAACGGCGCGGGCGCCCTTCTCGGACTTCTTCAGCTCGGTGACGTGCTGGATAATGGAATTGGCGTCAGAACCAAGGAACTGGTTGACGAAGGACATGTTGCGGGCTTGTTTCCACAAGTCCATGGACCAGACGGTTTTCTGTTCGCTGGTCAGCTGGGCAAAATTGGTATACGACATTTGGCGGTTCTCCTTGAGTTGTCGTAGTTCGCTTCAGAGTCTGGAAGACTCATCCCACACGTGTCGCTGTGCTTGCGTCCGCCTGTGTCGCTGGCGAAATTGCGAAGTACGACTGATACGGAGCCGAACCGCCTGCTGTGTCGCCGCAGGGTGCGGGTGACGAGCTACAATCCGCTTGTCAGGGATGGCCCCTTTACCGGGGGCTAGTCGTCTCTCATGCGCGCCACTCTAACAGAGTTCGTCAGAGCACGCAACAAAATGTCAGAAGGATTCCGGCTGCGCGACGGCGCGCGTCAAGGCCATCAGCCCGGTCTGCAGGTCTGTGGCGCCGATGCTGACCCAGCGCTGGTCGAGGCCCGGATCGGCGCGCAGGGCACCGACCAGTTCCCCGAGTACGACGCCGAGTTGCTTGATGTCGTTCATGCGGTCAATCTCGGTTTGGGTCAGCTCGCGATAGCCCTTGATCTTGCGGTGTTGGTTTTCCATGCTCATTCCATTCTGGCGAATTCGCCGTGAAAGTTCGGTGCCGCCTTGGCGTATGCCGCAGCGGCCTCCTCGATGGTTGTGTAGGTTCCGAGGCTGGTCAGGTGCTTGGCGTGGCGAATCTGCGCCCGATACACGGTGCCGCCGGTGCGTTGGCGGCGAGCGTAGACGCCCTTGGGTAAATTGCGTTTCGTGTCGGAATTGGCACGATTCTCCCTTGCGACAGCGGGATAGTCTTCATACCTAAACGAAGTCTCCGCGCATCTTGGCCTTGGTGGCGTCGGGCAGCGCCGAGAACTCGGCGAAGGTCATCTGGCTGGCCTCCGGAATGTCCTTGGTCTGGCCGTGCTTGTCGCTGTCTGCGCCCACGGGCTTCGTAGAGGCCGGCTGGCGGGCCGCGGCATCAAGGTTCTTGGCCACGGCAGCCGCCTTGCGATCCAAGCCCTTGGACGCTGCGCTGAGACCTGTCTTGGCCGGCTCTGTGGCGGCTGGTGCTGCTTGCCGGCCCATGACGTACTTGACGGCCTTGAGCAGGGCCTTGGACGGCGACAGACGCTCGCGCTCCATGTAGCCGCGCTGCTTGTCCAGCACGTCGTCGGTGATGTCCTGATCGAACTCTTCGGAGTTCTCGTCCAGCTGCGGGTAGTTGGTCTCGATGTTCTCGATGGCCAGTTCCATCCGCATGGACTCCAGTGCGGCATCCTTGGCAGCCGCCGTCATGTCGCCAGCCTGCTGGATGGCGATCTGGCGATTCAGGCGGTCGGCCTCGGCCGCCAGTTCCCGGGCCTTGGCGCTGTCGCCCTGAATCAGGGCCTTGTTCTCTTGCTCGCGCAGCTCACCGACCTCGGCTTCGAGTTTGGTGACGTCAGCGTTGCGCTGGATCTGGTTGTTGGCCTTGGTGGCTTCAGCCAGCAGGCGCTCAGCAGTCTCGGCGCGCTCGCGTTCCTTGTTGATCCGGCGGTCGAACTCTTGCTTCGGGATCTTGTAATCAGCGCCTTCGTCGGTCTTCGGCTTCGGGGCGAACTTGCCGGTGGCGTCCCGGGCAGGTTCCGTCGTTTCCGTTTCGCCGGTGGCCACTTTGACATCGTCGTCGACGGTTTCTTCCGTCGTCGTGGCCGCTGCCGGCGGTGTTTCTGTCGTCGGCGTCCAGTCGTCGCCGCGGTCGGCTGTGCCGCCGCCGTCCGTGCCGTCACCGGCAGGGCCCATGAGGTTCAGACCAAACAGCTTCTGATAGAGGTTCATTTACTTCTCCTTGGATGCGCTGGGTTGCGCGTTGATTGCGCCTGCTTCGGCGGCTAGAGCCTGTGTTTCGGCCTGTTTCGTGGAAATCTGCTTCTGGTGCTCGTGCATGTCGGCCTTGCGGCGCTCTTCGCTTTCGTGCGCCCGTTCCTTCATGGCCATCTCGCGCTCGGCCAGCGACTGCTTATGCTGGAACTGGCGCTCTTCGAGGGTCATCTTGTGGTCGGCCTTCTGGCCTTCCAGCTCCATTTCGACCTGCGCTTTCTCGGCTTCCCCTTCACCGCCCTGCGCTGCCGCGGCCTCGATCTCGATTCGGGCGTCTTCCTGCGCGATCGCGGCGATGGCCTGCTTGGTCTTGGCCGCCTTGAGTTCGGCGTCGGCGCGCTTCGAGAGGGCGTCCGCCTCCATAACCGACACCGAGGCCTCGTCGGCGCGCGCCTTGAGGGCGGCAGCGGCCTGCGCTTCCGGTCCGTTCTTCGCTTCTTGCAGGCGCTTGGAAATCTCGGATTTCCGGTGCAAGCGGCTGTTCTCGATGAGGACGTCGTCAGGGATTTCCACGCCGGCTTCACGCATCGACACGGCCTGCTCGAACTGGCTGTCTTCCAGTGTGGCGCGGTACGGCGTGCTGGTGATCACGATGTTGTACTCGCCCATCGTCAGGTCGTTGACGATCTCGCCGGTGGCCGGGTCGTACTGGTTGACGGCAACTTCCTCGGCGGCCAGCAGCAGGTCGTCGTGGGTGATGTTGATCAGGCGTTCTTCGGTGTAGTACTCCTGCACCATGTCGATCAGGTTGCGGGCGAACAGGTAATCGGTGCGCTCGAGGTTGTCCATCACCTTCGTGGTGTTGGTGCTGCCGGCCTGCTGCTTGGCTTGGATCGCCTTGGCGGCCACGTCCTCGCGGTCGAAGCCCTGCATCGAGTCCGAGATGTTGCTGATCGTCTTGATGTGCTCTTCGGCCTTGTAGGAGATGCGGTCGAGGCCTTGCGGCGTGGCGTTCGGGGTGATCTTCTCAGCGGCGGCCGGGTCGTCCAGCTCCAGCACGAGGCCCGTTGATGCGCCCTTCTGCTCCAGCTCCTCGATCGACATGTTCTTCAGGGCGCCGGCCTTGACCTTCCAGCCGCTGTTGGCGGTGGTATTCACGACGTGCAGTTCTTGGCTGGAGACCTTGTTCAGCAGCTCCTGCGGTCCCAAGAGGTTCTCCACCAGCCCGATGGTGCGGCCGTAGCGAAAATAGGGGAAGTACGGGATGACGGTGAAGTGCTTGTACGGCGACCAGTCATCGTGCAGGACGATGTTGTCAGCCGTTACCGTCCAACGAATGCGCTTGACCAGCTTCTTGGTAGTCGAGACCCGCCCGCCCGCCTTTTCAATGACGGAGGCGATGCGATTTCGATCCCAGCTTGCCGGGATCGGGCGCATATCGCCCGTCTCAATGTCGACGAAATGAAGCTGCTTGTCGAGTTTTCGATACTGGCGATCGAGGACGCGGATGTTGCGGCGGACGTCGCTCGGGTCTGTGACCCCGTAGTACCCTGCCAGCGGGAGGACGCCTCCGAAACGATCGCGGACGCGTTCAATGGAGTCGTAGCCGTAAGGGAAGGATGAGCCATCTTTGAGCTTCAGGAGTTCTGCATCTTCTTCGGAGTACAGGACAGCGATGTCCTGCGGCGTGGCCCACTTGGTCGTGAAAACGTCGTTCCACTTGTCCGGGTCGTATTCCTCGGCATCCGGGTCAATCACGACGTTCTTGGAGTTCAGATTCTCGACGCGGGCCTCGCCGATCATGCTGTCGGTGAAGTCGAGGCGCAAGTCGATGAAGCCGCGCGAACGGATCACGCCGTCGGCGAACAACTCGGAGCGGACCCACGGCAGCTGGTTATTCTGGGAAATCTGCTTGAAGACCTTGGTCATCGCCTCGGCGGTCGCCGGGTTAGCCCCAGTGCTCGGGCGCAGGATCGTCTCGCTGCGGTTGTAAATCTGCTGTCCGAACAGCGTACCGAGGGTGCTGATGATCTTGTTGATCGTGATGGCCGGGCGGCGCTGGAGCGCCAGTGTGTTCAGGTCGCTCTGCAACCACTGGTCACCGGCAAAGAATTTGTCGCACTTGTCCGCTTTGTTGACGAACTCCAGATGGCCACGGTCGCGGCAGTACTGGAAACGCATCCATTGTTCACTGGCGATGTGGTCGTTTACTGGCATTGGAGTCCTTACTTGAGGAAGCGCAGCTTGTAGGCAGTGCTGGCGATCAGGGCGCGAATCTCGTCGCAGATGTTGCGGAGGTGGCTGTCGGCCTCGTCGAACTCCTTGGCGCACTCGTCCACGCATTCGCGCAGGTCGTCCATGAGCAGGATCGGGTCGCTGTACGGCGAGTATTTCGTCGGGTATGTCTCGATCAGGCTGTACTCGCCTTGGTACGCCTCGGCCAGTGCGTCGGCCAGAGGGATGATCCCGTCGTAGAAACCTTGGAGGGCGACGTGCTGAGCATAGGAGCGGCTTTTGAGGTGGAGCACATGCGCCGTGGTACGTGCATGGAAGAGTTCCATTATCAGTTTGCCGATCATTTTTCGCCGTCCGTCTGTCAGATTGCGCGAGAGTATATCAGAGTCGTTGACATTTATGCAGCCATGTGTGTCGCGACGCCCGCGCCCTCGGTGAA